TAGTTACATAAAAAGTTCTTAAATCTTTTTCGCAAAAAATCTAAAAAATATGAAAAAAGTGACTTTAGAGCATAATGCTCTAATTTCTATTTTTTGATTAAAAATATTGTTACGATAAATTTTTTTATTTTTTTTTTCTGATTCTCAAATCGAAATTTTGATTTTGGACATAAAAAATGTCCAATTTTGAAAAATGGATTTGAGAATTGAAAAAATTTGTTATACACAAAATTTTTTTAATAAAATATATTATTTTTTGTTACCTTACATGGTCTCAAATTAAAAAAGTGAATTTATCGTAACAAAAATTAAAAATTGTAAAGTATTTTTATTAGCTAAAATGGTAATAAATAATTTATATTATAAAAGTATGAATTTTACCCTCTACTTGACCTTTTTCTTTTGTTGTTAGTAAGTTTTTCATAGACACTTCTATCTTATCAATAATTTCATCCATTGTTAACGCATCTTTACATTTTTCATCTAAAAATATATTAATGTTAAATTCTTGTTCTAAATTATTATTATTGTTATTACCCATTTTAGGTATCATTTCAGTAATTGTTTTTCTTAATTCTTTATTTTCATTTAATGAATCTCTTAATTCATTTAATGCATCTCTTAATTCTTTATTTTCATTTAATGCTTCAAAAAACATAGATTTATAATCTACATTTTCTTCATTTTCTATAATAGCTGTTTCTTTTTTCTCTCCTTTACAACTCTTTCTATGTCTTGATAATCCAGACAAATAATTGTATTTTTTTCCACATTGACAAATAAATTCATTTAGAACTTTTTCTGTTGTATTTTCTTTATTTTTATGTTTCAGTGTCATTATATGTCTATCAAATTGACTTTTTCTACATGTTTTATAATCACAACATTTACAAATAAATTTAAATTCTTCATTTGGAACTAAATTGTTGTGCATTATTGTATAATTATACAACAAAAAAGTTCCTAAATTCTTTTTCGCAAAAAATCTAAAAATCTAAATTTTACCCTCTACTTATTGTTTCGATTATGTATTTGTTAAAAGTAAATAAAGATTTAATATATATTACCATATTATGGATTCTCTGTTTAATAGAGTTAAAGAAGTGATTATTCATTTAATACCATGTTCATATGATTATCATAACAAACAATTAGAGAAAATATCTCTTCTAACTAAAGAAAATTCTTCTTTAAAACAAGAATTACATGAATTACGTAAATTAAAAAATAATAATAAAAAATATAATTTAACTGAATATCTTGGTTTTCATTTCTTTTCTGGAACGCAAAATAATGTATCTTTACCTGCTGGTGATTCAGAAGGATTTCCATCTAATCCTTCTTGGGGATGGAACAAAGCTAAACCAAAAAAATCTCTTGAAGAAATTGGTATGGCTAATACTGCTTCTTGGTTTAATTTAAATCTGGTAGAACTAGTACATTGGACACCTGTTATTCCAGCTTTATTAATGGCTCAATCTATACTTGAAAATAATAATACTTGGACTATTTACTTTCATGGAGATCAAATTCGAACACTATTATTACTTCTTTCACCTATTGTTGCTTTTTTTGGAGGATTACCAGGTATTATGATGCATACTTATGAAGGATGGCAAGTTGCCCCATTCGATAATCCTCTTGAAGGAGAAAATCATAATACAAATGTTGTAGTATCAGAAAAAAATAATCAATGGCTTAGAATTGTTGCATACTTCTTTATATTTACAATGCAGTATGTAGGTCTACAATCATTCTCATATGCTATTTTAGGTCCAGATGCATTAGGTGGTTTGATTGGACCTATCTCTATTATGGGATTTTTTATTGCATATCTAGGTAATCAAGACTATAAAGCAACTTTTTATTTTAAGTGGGGTAATAGTGAAGGTGGTTCTACATTTCCATTGGCATGGGCTACTCTAATTCCATTTATTTTTTCTGCTACACTAAACTTATATGCTTTTTCATATCTTGGAGAAGTTATTTTTCCAGGTCCTCTATACTTAATACCTTCTCTAGCTCCTCCAATCCTAATTGCTTTAGGTGGAGCTATTGAAGGACTTTTTGCTGAAACTGTATTTGATCAAAAAATACATGCTTTTGCTGTAATTCTTTTTAATTCTGGATTTTGGTTAGAATATGATTTCTTAGAAAGAGCAGCACATATATTGTAATTAACTGATTTATTAGAAAAAGTATTTCAATGTTATACATAATTAACTATTTACATAAAATTGAAATACTTTTTTATCAAGTAGGGTATAGCACATCAAACAATTAACTTACCTTATCAAGTATGGCTGTTGTTATCTCGTTCAACGCTTCCAATCGTTTTGAAAAAGAATTCTGGGATTGTGTTTCAAAAGTACTTATTCCTCTTCCTCAAGATATTCAAGAAGAAATTACTATAATGATTGCTCATTATGAACATTCTCAAAAATTTACTAATCTTACTAAAGAAATTTGTTTTCTTGGAACTAAATCTAGGGTACAAAAAATTTTAAATATATATAATTATGAAGAACATAGGTGTTTGCCTAATCTTATTAAAGATATAGTTAATGATCAGGATTATATTATTTCTATATTAAAAACATGTCGCTGCTGCAAACGTCATAGACAAAAACATCCTAGCTCAACTACTAATTGGAATGGTACTCCATATTTTGGTGAAATGAATTCTATGCCTGTTGGAATTAACAATTGTTGGAGTGGTTGTCAATGTTATTGTCGGCACATATCTAGACATATGGCAAGATCTGTTACACCTACAAATTTATGGTAAATAATTTATTATGTTAAATTAATTTTAATCTTTCTTGTGGAATATTTCCTTCCTCATCTAAATAAGGTATTATATTATTAAATTCTCTCGCTTCATATCTAGATTTTAAACCATATGGATGTTTTTTAATATTATGTCTTATTGCAAAATGTCCACAATTATCTCCATTTTTATATCCTTCTATACGTTTTTTTAAAATTTCTTCACTTCTATTAGCTTTTGGAAAATATGTAATATACGAAGTTAATCTATTTAAATTATCTTTTATTTTATTGCTCATTCCTATATTTGCATGAATTGTTTTAGAATTCCATAATACAAAGCAATTCTCTGGTATTAATAATTTTACAGCTTTTTTCACATGTTCATTATCTAATTCTATTGGAATAAATTGTTTTTTTTCATCTATATCAATCTTGTATGTTTTATGAGATTTTGGCACTACTATAAATCCTGCACTTTCATCTGTTACTGGAAGGAAATTATATGCCCCTTGAATTGAATAAATTTTATCTTTATGATTTTGATCTACATGAAGCCAAATTTTTGGTTTTTGTTTTTTACTTAAAAATACTGAAAATCCATCATAACTTACTACTAAATTTTTTGTTTCATGTACTTTCTCCCATATTGAAATTATTCTTTCATCTGTTCTAAGTGCCCATTGAAAATCTGATTGACCTAATCCACTACTATAAATCATCCCTTTGTTCCACATCATTGGACTATTATCTGTTGTCCATGTACTTTTATTATGAAAATCAAAATTAGGAGATACATAATTCCAATCTTTTACAAATAATTTAAAATATTCTTCTTTTCTCTCTTTGGATAAAATATTTTTTAACACAACATATCCTTCTTCTTCTAGATAATCTTTCCATTCACTTTCATTTTCTATCTCAAATAGTTCTGGTTTTATAGACATTTTGTTGAATATTAAAAATGTCTATATTTATCTTCAATTTTTTTTTAATAATTTATGTAGAATTTTAAAAATAATAAATATCAGATATAGTATGAGTTCATGGGTTTTTTATATAATTAAAAATAATAATTGTACATATGCTGGTGTATCTCCAGATCCAGTACGAAGATTGAGGCAACATAATGGAGAGATAAAAGGTGGAGCAAAATATACAACATCAAAAGGACCAGGATGGAAACATATTTGTTTAGTAAAAGGCTTCCAAGATAAAATACAATCAATGCAATTTGAATGGGCTGTTAAACATGTACTACCTAGAGATGCAGGAGGACTAGTAAATAGAATATCAAAATTATATACAGTACTAAATAAAACACAATGGACATCTAAATCTCCATTGGCTAAAACAATACCTCTGGAGTTAGAGTGGCATATAGATATAATTCCAAATGAATATTCCTTACCAGAATATGTAATAGAAACTTTAAAAAAAGATTAACACGATATATCATTAATAAAAAAATCTTTCTCTCATAAATATATATAATGATTTGTGGAAGTACATGTGGTATAGCATTAATGTTTTTGATTGCAAATATATATGTTACTTTATCGAGTGATAGTAAATTAAAAATAAAAGAAAATTATTATAAAACACTATCTCGAAATGAAATTTTAAGATATGAAAATATAGTAAATGAACGTAGAAATATTTATTTTCAAGGATATGGACTAGGATTGATTATGTCTTTTATATTATTAGCTCTTAATTATAATAATAAAAATGGATTATCAAATAATAGTATGATGTGTGTTGTTGGTGCAGTAACTTTAACAGTAAACTATTTTTATTATATGTTAGCACCAAAATCTGATTATATGGTATTACATTTAAATAAGCGTGAACAGCGTGAAGAATGGCAAAAAATAAATAGATATATGCAAGTTAAATATCATGTAGGATTATTATTAGGTATAGTAGCTGCTATGTTATTTGCTAAGTCATGTAAATAAAATAATTGAACTAATTTTGATAATAATTTAATTTACATCTAAAATTAATTCTAGTTAAATTTGAATTAAGAAACTCACGATAAATAGAAAATCTTTTTTGTTGTTAAATTAGTTTTTGAACGCAGCTTTGCTGCATATGCCCCTTTGGGGCGTTCAAAAACTAGTATAATAATATCGATAAAATTTAGATTATGCATATATAGTTATCAGGTATATATACTACCAATAGCTATATAAGTGTATAGATTTAAAAAGAGATAATGTATAATATATAATATTATATATTATGACAGAAGAATTAATAGAAACATATATTCCAGATGATATTAGTATTAAAGAATTTTTTTCTCTCAATAAAAAAGATAAAATTAAGGTAATACAGTTAGGGTTACTATTTATAAAAGAAGGTACAAATAATATTCAATACTGGAATAATAGTGAATGGGAAGAAAAAATTATAAATATTGAAAATTTCTATAAAGAAAAATTAGAAGCTTCTGAAAATCAATTAAAAGATTATATTAAATTTAATGATGAAAATCAAAGTTGTTTAATTGATAATATAAAGAAAACTGAAAAAGAAATATATAAAAGTCAAATTGAAGAATTACATAATCGAAATGAAATTCTTACAAAAAAATTTACAGATTTACTTAGTGAAATGCATAATTTACAAACTAATTTAGATAATAAATATCAGGATAGAGATAATAATACTAGAACATTTTATGAAAAAAAATTAAGTGATATGCAACAACTTTTATATGAAACACAAAAAGATTGTGAAAATAAAATAAATAATAATATAATAAGAAATAATAATTCTACTATTAAAGGACAAGATGGTGAAGAATATGTATTTACGCAGTTAAATATGACATTTCCAAGAGCTGAAATTGAAGATACTCATAAAATTCCTGGTAGAGGAGATTTTATTTTAAAAGAAGAAGAATTTACTATGATGATAGAAACAAAAAATTATAGTAAAAATGTTCAAAAATCTGAAATAGATAAATTTTATCGTGATATAGATAATCCAGCTAATAATGATATACAATGTGCTGTATTTATTAGTTTAAATAGTGGTATATGTTCTAAAAATGATTTTGAATTTGAAATAAGAAATAAAATACCTATTCTTTTTATTCATAATCTTCAAAATAATTTTTTAGATTTACTTTTAGCAGTTAAATTTTTTAAATTAATTATAAATCAAGATACTATTGATCTTTCCTCTAAAGAAGTTCTTGATAATTTTAAAAACTTGGCAAGTACAATGAAACGTAATTTTAAAGCTCAAAAAACAAAATTAGAAAGATATTGTGCTGACCAAATGCAACTAATTATAGATCAAGAAGCTAATATTGTAAATTTATACCAAATAATAAAAGTTAAATTCTAAATAAATAATATAATGGTAAAATTTTCAAGAAAAAAGATAAGTTTAAAAAATAGCAAATATACTAGAAAAAATAATAGAATTAAAATACTTTCAAAAAAGGAATTTGCTAGTTATAATAAATTATCACCTTTTGAATTAAAAGATACTCTTATGAAATTAGCTAAAGGAAATAATCCTGATTTAATGTTAAATGCTGGTAGAGGAAATCCAAATTTTTTGAATTCTTTTTGTAGAGAATTATTTTCATTACAAAATACTTTATGTGTTAATTTAACTAACCCTTTTAAACATGATTTAGTAGTTTATCCATCTGCAGATGAAAAAAATTATGAATTAAAATTAAGAAAAGGTTGTGAAAATTGGCCTACTAAATATAGAGAATTTTTTCTAGATTATTTACAATATTTAAAAAAGGAAGCTATTAATAATAAACTTGATGTAAATTTAGTTTTTCATGATTTAATACTTTCAACATTAGGTTGTTTTTATCCTGTTCCAGCTCAAATTCAAAAACATGTTAATTTAGTAGCTGAAAATTTCATGTTTAATCTTGTATTAAATCGAAAACATGCAGTTAGTGATGATTTACCAGGAACTAAAATGAAACCTTCAGATTATGAATTTTTTGCTACAGAAGGTGCTGCTGCAGGTATTTTATATGTATTTAATACTTTAAAGGCTAATTATATTCTTAATCCTGGTGATCATATCGCAATTATTACTCCTATATTTAGTCCTTATCTTGAAATGCCTTTATTAGAAGATCCCCAAGGTTATGGATTAAAAATAATTAGATTAAAGGGTACTGCTGAAAATAATTATTCTTTAACTGATGAAGAAATAAATAAATTAAAAGATAAAAAAATTAAAGCACTTTTTATGGTTAATCCTACTAATCCAGGAGAATATTCATTATCTAGTGAAAATATAACTAAAATTGGTAAAATTGTAAATTCTGAACGTAAAGATTTAGTTGTTTTGTCTGATAATGTTTATGCACCATTTGCACAAGAATATTATTCTTTTATGATGAGTTGCCCAAGAAATACAATTGAAGTTTTTTCATTAAGTAAATATTTTGGTACTACTGGTTGGCGTTTAGGTATTTGTATGGTGGCTAAGGATAATAATATTAATAAAATTATTCAAAATATTTCATCAGAAAAAACAAAAGCATTAGCAAAACGCTATTCTATCATTAGTAAAGAACCAGATAAATTAACTTTTATGGAGAGATTAGTTAATGATAGTAGACAAGTAGCTGAAGGACATGTTGCTGGACTATCTACACCACAACAAAGTCTTATGTCACTTTTTATGTATTATGATATGCACGATAGAAATAAAATATATAGACATGAAATTAAATCTGAACTTAAAAAACGTATGCATTCTTTATATGAACAATTAAATAGTGATCCACATATGTCTCCTTTAGCTACTGATTACTATAAATTATTACATATTCCTACTATTACCAAAAATCTTTACGGAGAAAAAGCATCTAATTATTTAGTTAATAAATATCAATATTTAGATTTTTTATTTCACTTAGCTAAAGTCTATCATGTTGTTTTATTACCTGGTTCTGGTTTTGGTGCTGACGCATGGAGAGTACGTGTAAGTCTTGCTAATTTAGATAACCAATCATATAAAAAAATAAGTTTAGCTGTTAAAAATTGTATTTATGATTTCGTAAAATCTGAATTATAGATAATATTTAAATAAAATTGAAATACTAATATTATAATTTTATTTATGAACTACATGCTTAGAAGAGTTAAAATGGAACCTCTTAATTTTAAATCAATTACAAATAATTTAACTACAAGTGATATTCAAAAAAAATTACCTCCTGTATTAAAAGAACAATCTTCTTATTTCAATCAATATTATACTGGTGAAAATAAAGACAGAGCTATGAAAATAGCGAATTTTATGACATGGAACCATTCCGAAAAAATTAAAGCTGGTAACCAACTTGAAAATCTAATTTATGAAGATATATCTAGTCTCGGAATTAATGTTTATAAAAATATTAAAATAGGTGGCTCTTCTTCTCAAGATCTTTCTATTGATAAAATTAAAGAAACTTTTAAATTTCCATGTCTTATTATGAAAGCTATAATTTCAAAAGAACTTTATCTTAAAAATAATGAAATATGTCAAAATAAAAAAGCAAATGAAATTGATTTTATCTGGTTTTCAAATAATGCTGATGCAAATATCTTTGAAGTTAAAAATGGGTGTAATTTTGATACTAAAAAATCTAAAGGAGAAGTTCAGTCTTTAACTGCTACTAAAAATGTGTTTGAAAATGAAGGATTTGCTCATTGTTCTACTTCTATTGTTTGCTATGATGCTAATTATAGTAATGATATTAGTTTTAAAACAGAATTAGGTTATGTTAAATTGTTATTATATGAAGAGATGTGTACTATTATGGATATTAATGGTACTGAAAGTAGAACACGAATAGATAAAAAAATACAAGAATATGCTGAACAAAGAGAAATTATTGCTTTAAATGCTATGAGAGATATTATTAATAATTCCTAATTATTAAATGTTTTGTATTTATTTCATCACCTACTCTTCCTGAGTGTAATTTAAATCTATATCTTTTATCGTATTCTCCTACAATATAATCACTATATAATTCTTCTATTAAAGGTGTTTTCCCTATTATCATTAAACATTTAATATTAGTTTCTTTAAAACATTTTGCTAATTTTCTTTGCTCTTCTTTACCAAAACTACAATATCCATAATCAGTAAATTCACTGTCATATGGTGGATCTAAAAACATAAAATTTTCTTTATTATTATAATTTTCAAAGATATATTCAAAACTTTTATTAAATATTTCTGTATTTTTTAAAATATTTTCGTAATCTTTATTTTTTATTTCTTCATAATTATAAGTTTTATATCTTCCATATGGTATATTAAATTGGCCTTTACTATTATATCTTAACATTCCACGATAACATGTCTTTCTTAAATAATAAAATCGTTTTGCATTGTCTAATACATCTTTACTATTATATGCTCTTACTTTATAATAAGTCTCTTCCTCATTGGGATGTTCTTTCATAAATTTATATATTTCTTCTGCGTTTCCATTTTTAATTGATTGATAAAAATCTATTAATTCTTTGTGAACATCACTAATAACTGATTTGTTTGGATTTAAATGAAAATATACCGCTCCACCCCCTATAAAAGGTTCTAAATACAAATTATATTTATTTGGTATATGAGGCAAAATATATTTTAATTCATCTTTTTTTCCTCCACTCCATTTAATTATTGGATTTAAATTTTTTTTTTCTTCTGTATTATTTTCTACTATTTTAAGCACTTTCTTCTTTTCAGTTTTCTTCACTGTTGTATTCATCTTTATCTACTTATAGTATAATAATATTTATCTATGTCAATTTTTTAAGATTTTTAAATTTTAATATAATCTATTATATAATGGACTATATTAAACCTTTCTTAATTGGTGGAGCAGTTATTGCTGGTAGTAAATTTGTTGCTGATAATGGACCTCCTCAATTAGCTCCTCTAATTGGTGGAATGCCTACTGGTATTATAGCTAGTTATTTTTTAGCTAATGATGCCGCTAGAAAAAAATATTTTGATGGTTATGTTTATAGTTCTTTTACTTTATTTATAGCTATTCTTGCAATTTATATATTAGAAAAAAATACTTCTATTAATATTAATATAATTAGTAGTATGACTTTAGTATTTTGGGCTATAATTTCTTATTTTGTTATTAATAGATTTGTTAAGTCTAAAAAATAATTAATATTGATATAATTCATCAACTAGAATACTAAAAGACCAATCACTATGATGTAAATTTACATAATTTCCTTTATCATCTAATAATTCAACCTTCATTCGTAATATATCTACAGGACCAAAATATTCTCTTTTATTCATTAATAATATCGAACTTGTATCTATATATGGTTGAGGACGATTTATATTTCTTAATGGAATTATAGCGAAACTATTATTTGTTGAAGGAGCTGTTGCTCTTGTTCGTAATTTTACTCTATTTGATAATATTTCACTTATAGAATATAATTGTGCTTGTGTTAAAGTTCTTGGAGCTTGCTGTGTTACTCCAATTTGATTTATTGATGGATTTATACATTGCATTACACTTGGATTATAATAACTTGGTAAATTTAATTTACTATCAGTTTGAATAACTCCAGAAATACCTTTATCTGTTCTATTTTTATTAAAATCATCTAATTTTAATATAAAGTATTTTGGACCATATATTTCTATTGGAGCACATCCTGATATTGTACCACCTGCTGGTACTGTTATACTAATTTGATTTGTTACTATATCTAATTCTTCTCTAAAACCTAAATACCAACCTATATTTTGATTTATTGAACTCTCTTTACCGCAAGTAGCTGTACAACTATTATTGTTTGCATCAGAAAATCCGTTTAATGAAAAATAAATTATTTTTAAATCTATTCCTGTACTATTTGATATAATAATTTTATTTGTTGCTGGATTATAATCAAATAATATTCCTGCTGGTAATCCTAAATTATTAAGAGCTATTTTTAAAGTATCTAATGTATAATTTCCATCTGGTAAAATATAACATGTTCCATCATTACCTCCATAGTCTATTTGAAATACTGTATTACCTAAACTTATATCAAATGTATACCAAGTTGTTGGTATTTGTATAGAATATAATCTTATTGATATTACATTAGTTAAATTCTCAGCTAAATCGAAACTAAAAGAAGTATTAAATGAAGGCGAATTTGTATCATTTCCTGAACAAGGTAATATATTTTGTCTAAACTGACTATCTATATTTACTATTCTTGTTGTTATATTTTTTTGATTTGGATTTATTGTTCCTTGTGCAACTGGTAGTGTTATTCCTTGATTAATACCTAAACGCTCTCTATTCATTTGAAAATGATTATTATCATCAAATAATTGAACTTTCTCTTTACGATCAGTTATTTTATTCATTTGATTTATATTATTTTGAGCTGGGTATTGATTTTTCCACCAATTTCCTAATTGTGTATTTTCGTTATTTTGTTTATTATCTTCATCATTATCTTCATCATTATCTTCATCATTATCTTCATCACTATCATAAAACATCATTATTTTTTCTTTTGCTTTTTCAAAAAATGTAACTAAATTTAACTTTCCTTCCGATTGCATTTTAGCTATCACTTTATCAATTGAATCTTCAATTTTAAACTTATCTCTGCTTTGAATATTTAATATTTTAAGAAGATCTTCTATTGAATAATTATTAATATTTGTGTCTAATGAATTCATTAATATAAATTATATGTTAATAATTTCTAATATTTTTTCAATAAATTGAAACAAATAAAATACTTATATATAATACATCATTATTGAATATGGATACCTGTTCCGTTTGTTGTGAAAACTATAATAAATCTACTAATAAACCTATCAGTTGTGAATATGGTGATTGTGAATTTAAATCTTGTAAAAGTTGTATTAGACAATATCTTTTATCTACTACAAATGATCCACATTGTATGAATTGTAAAAAAGCTTGGTCTCAAAACTTTTTAATAACTAAACTTAATCGTTCTTTTATCAGTAATGACTATAAAGTACATAGAAAAACTCTACTTCTTGAAAGAGAAATTAGTAAATTGCCAGAAACTATAATAATTGCTGAAAAAGTAAAAAAATGTGAAATTAAAGAGAAAGAAGCTAATGAAATTAAAGACAAAATTTTGGAACTTAAACGGCAAGTTACTGTATTAAATAATCAGTATAATGAATGTCATGCTCAAATTAGAAATATTAAAAGTTCTCCAGATAATGAAGAAAAAAAAAAATTTATTATGCCATGTCCTAATGATAATTGTAAAGGATTTCTTTCTTCACAATATAAATGTGAACTTTGTCAGCTATATACATGTCCACACTGTATTGAAACTATTGGATATAATAAAAATGAAGAACATAAATGTAATGAAGACTCTGTTAAAAGTGCAGAACTTATTAAAAAAGAAACTAGACCATGTCCTACTTGCGGAGAAAGAATTTTTAAAATTGATGGATGTGATCAAATGTGGTGCACTTCTTGTCACTCTGCATTCAGTTGGAAAACAGGAAAGATAGATAATGGAACGGTTCATAATCCTCATTTTTATCAATTTCAACGTAATAATAATAATGGTATTGTTCCAAGAAATCCTGCTGAACAACCTTGTGGAGGACTACCTGGATATCACTTGTTTCGACAAAATGTACTTAGAAAACTTGTAAATGATATTCCTTTACAAAATATTGTTAATGATCTTCATAGAACTATTGGACATATTACTCATAGCTGTATTCCTGAAACTCGTAATAAAGTTCAAACTCTTGGTAATAATGAAAATTTACGCGTTGAATATATTCTTAATAGAAAAACTAAAGAAGAATTGGCTTCTCAACTTGTTCGCAATGATAATAGTAGACGTAAATATATGGAATTGTTACATATTTATGAATTACTTAGTAATATTGGTATTGAATTAATGAATAATTTAACTAATTCTAAAAATGTTGGTTCATTCTTTATTTCTGAAGTCAAAGAAAGATTAAATGAGTATAATAATCTTAGACTTTATTGTAATAAACAATTAAGTATTGTTAGTGCTACTTATAATAATACTGTTCCCCAGTTTGAATCCAATTGGAAATTTGTTAATAAGAAATTTAATATATCAGAAATATCAGAAATGTCAGATATTTAATATATCAGATATTAAATAATTACTTATTCTCATAACGCAATTTAAACATATTTTTTAATATTTCTATAAAATTTATATGTTTATTATTTTCTATCCATTTAGGTACTAATGTTATACCCTGTCCCCTTTTCAAATGCATTTCACCTTTAAATACTAATGTATCTAATATTCTAATAATTTTTTTTTCTTCTAGTGATAATTCATCTCTATATATATGATATTTACTAATATAACCATATCTGTTATAATTTCTATCATTATATATATTATATTCGTTTTCTGTATCTATCTTATTTTTTATTAATCCTATACCTTTTATTTTATTTTTATCATTATCCATTTCTAAAACAAAGATATATATTCCTAGAGGTACTTTATCTTTTATTTTTAGTGGAGTAGTATAGATTGCTCCAGTATAATTATTATTTATTTTCCATCTTTCATGTTCTAACCATGTTTTTGAATTAAATCTTGTTGTTCCTAATGAATACATTTATTATTTTGTTCTAATTATTAAAAGATTAAAATATCAATTTTATAATATATGCAGGAATATATTTCATATATTATTGCCTTTTCTCTCGTTAATTTATTCTTAGTTTATTTATTAAATCTACCTACTATTATTACTGGTGCTAATAATCTTGTTCAAGAATATTATTATACACATGGAATATATCATTATTTTTTTGATTTAATTTTAATAGGTATTTATATTGCTATATCTAAATTTTTTATTAATTTATTTAATATTAAAAATTATAAAGTTATGGTAGTTGCTTTAACTACTTTAATTATTTCAAGTTCTTTTATGATTGGTTTTCTTTCTTATCCAAAGAATTCTACTTTTTTTTCTAGATGGTTTTATAAAACTAAATTTAAAGCTGTTATTTATGATATAATACTTGTTTCATTTATTTATTTAACTAACAATTATTTATCATCATTATATATATAATGAGTAATGTTGCTTCTGGTGAATTTTTTGATTTAACAATAACTAGTTTTAATAATGCTTTTGGAGAAAAAAAAATAAAAGGTTCATTAGAATATGGTCTTACGCCACCCTTACAAAAATATATTGATGAATTATTAATGATTATTCCAAGTAATGAATATCCAGGTGCTCAAGGTACTCCTGGAACTAGTGATGATAAAACACCAAAAAGAATAGCTCGTGTTAATTTTTTAAAAATTATTAATAATTACAAAATATTTCAAAATTATTTTACAGAAATGATGAAATATCTAAATGGTCTTGAAACTAATGATGATTTTTCTAATAATTATTTAATTTTTAGCATAGCTGGTGGTAATATTATAGTAATTTTTATAAAATTATTATGGGAACTTTATCAATATATACGTGCTATTAATAACAATCAGGTTCTTCCGTCTCTTTCTATTTTTAATAAAAACTTTATTCAAAAATATAAAGATGAATATTTTGAAGTAGAAACTGTATTTAATTATATTCAAAATAATGAACAATTTATATTACTATGGCAGGAGTTAAGTTCAAAATCATTTAGTGATTTTGATTATAATTTATTACCTAGTCCACAATTAGCATATCAAGTGAAACAGTTAAATTGTTCTTCTCAAGATAAATCTTCTGCAGGATTTGTTTTATTTAGAATTAAAACTTTAATTGAAAATGGTGTGAAGTTACCTCCAAAAATATCTAAAGGTAAGGATATATGTAAAAATCTATTAATAAATAACAAATCTACACAAGATCTAGATAATGGTGATGGTTTTACATGGGATATGTATAAAAAATTATTTGCACAAGGTGTTCAACAAAATTTCATAAATAGTTTAGATAATTTTACTGAAGATGAAGAAAAAAATAAAGAAAAATGTATAAATTTTATTAAGTATTTACTAGCACAAAAAAAATCTATTGAAGATGAAACAAAATTAAATGTTAAAGTAGCTGGAAGCTTATTCCAAAAGGGATATTCTTATCAACAAGATACATTACGAGGTCCAGAAAATATTGATGTTATTCCTGCTGTAGAAAGTGAAGTTGGAAGTTTTATGAATTATTTACATACTGTTACAAGAGTAATAAATACATATATTTATTATTGGGAAAAAGGAAAAATTAAAAATGCTGATGGTGGATTACGTATTGGACAAGATAATGAGGAATTATCAAATCTATTAGCATCATTTTGTAGTTTAAATACTATTTTAGAAAGTCGAGTTCTTATGCGTTTATCAAGTGATATTATAAATTATTTTTTAAATTTGCCTTGTACTCCTGGAAATATTTCACCTTGTAGTGAAATAATTTTAGAAAAAATTATTGAACAAAAAAAACAACAAGGATTCAATAATGTTAAAATGGGACCATCAAAATTAGTTCTTATACCAAATAATTCATTTATATATACTCAATTATCAAAAGTTGAAAGATATTTAAGAAGAACGCAATATTCTGAGCTAGGTTATCCAGATGGAATAAATATTACTCTTAATGCAATTGAAACAGAACCTATAGCTACAATTGATGCTATGAAAGATACACTAGCTAATGCTAATATTACATTAGACACAGCTGCATTTGATGAAGTAAAATCACAGGATGATTTACCAAATGCTATAAGATTAAATGAGGTTCAGGCACCTGTTGTAGAATATGAACTTTCACAACATTCTAATACAATAACGCCCACATTAGGAGGTAGACGAATTATTAAAAAAGTTAAAAAATTAAAAACACGAAAAAAACTAAGAAAAATAAACACTAAAAAAAATAAAACAAAAAATATAAAAAGAAAGACACGTGTTTTTAAGAGAAAAAACTAAAATTATAATTTTTTTTATGTAATTTTTGAATATTTTCTTTATCTATATTATCAAAATTAAAATAAGTTGCAATGCTTTCATCATTTATTATAGAAGGAAAATCAATTAATTTTGTAATATCTGGAATAAGTTGAAAAGCATATTTTTCTAGATATTTCATTCTATATCTTGTTGCTTCATAAATATATAAAGCTGTTTTTGTAGATAAAAAATTTTGTATATTTTTTAATTCTTCTAGTGTATAATCATTTATTACATAATTATCTCTATTAGAAATACCATAATCACCATTTGAATCTAAATATGGAAATCCATACATTTTATGAGCAAGAACAATTTTTTTGTCTCCATTATAAGATAAAGGATTATTACTGTAATTAATAACTAAACTTGGTTTTGTATCTTGTAAATGACATGTTTTAATATTTGGATATTGATGTGTTGCATCTTTATTAATTATTATGTGAACATTTTTATTTGGTAAATTAGTTTTTTTAACTTTTAAATAACCAACTTTTAAAAAAGGTTTTAATTTATTAATTATTGATTGTCCAAATAATGGAATGGGTTCTTCTAAGTTAAAAGAATATTTTACATATTTCTCTCTACATTTATCAAATAAATCAATAAAATTATCGGATGGTTCTTTAGATAATAGAAAGTAACATGTAGGTGTTTGTGCTTCTCCTTTAAAATATTTATTAGTTTCAGTATTAGTTAAACAATGTAATTTATGAATTTTATATTGTAAAAGATAGTAATATGTTCTTGCTTTATCTGGTTTCATCCAAATAGATGGAATAATAAATAAGAGTTTTCCTTTAGATTTAAGGAGAGAAATTGATTGTTTAATAAAAGAAATCCAAATAGTTTTGCCATCTTCTTTTTTTGATTTATTATTATTAGTAGGTACTTTTTTTATTCCATCTGCATTATAAGGAGGATTTCCTATAATAAAATCAAATTTAGTTGAAAAATTATATAATAAAAAATCTTCATTAAAAATATTACTTTTATTACCAAATAAGTTTTTTAATTTTAAAATATTAGTTTTTTTTATTTCAATCATATAAAGCATATTTTGTAATATATGTTGGTGTCTTTTTTCTTGCTCTATAATTATAGTTTTAAGACCTATATCTAATTTATTAAATAAATATATTGAAAAATATCCACTACCAGCTCCTGCATCTAACCATTTTAAGTTTGGATCCTTAAAATAAAATTCTGGTATTAAAGACATCATATCTTTAATTAATGAAAAAGGAGTATAAATTTCTCCATATTTTAATTTATCTTCTTTTGTTACATCAAAATTTTGCTTAAATTCATTTAAATTTAAATTTAATGTTAATATACTCATTAAAATTAAAAAATAAATTAATTAATATATTTATTCATATTAGTGCTTTTTTGGTTAAAATGAGAAAAAGCCCCTATTGGGATTTTTCTCCTAATTTTATTTTTTTATTTTTTTATTTTTTTATTTTTTATTTTTTAATTTGTTTTGATCTCTTTTGCTACATTTAGCGTCCGCTCAATGTTTGAACTATTGAATTAATAGTATCATATTCTTCTTGATATGATGAAGAATTACTAAAATTTTTACTTTCTTCTTCATGATATGGAGACAATTCAGCTTTTTGACGAGTAATTGGTGGTGGAGTTAGAATAATTTCACTATCAGAGCGTGTATTTGCTGAAAGATAAGCAATCATCTTAGCTTGCTCTTCCACCTGTTTCTCTAGTATATAAATCCTCTCTTCTATTTTCTTTTCAGCATCTGTAAGAGGCTTGTTGCACTTTAAAAGTAGCCAAAACCATGGATCATCATACACAATCTTAGCTTGTTGTGTTGGATCTAGGATTTTTTCTTGAATAGAATAGGCAGTAGGTGTCTCATACCAGTATTCGAAGTGAACAAAGGCTTGACTATATAACTGTCCTGTTTCTCGGTCTGTTTTATTAATAAAATCAACCCGATGAACTTTTCCGATATCAAGGCTATGAAACACGTTTGCAACCACCTGGTAATAAGACCATTTCGGATAGATACGGGGAATGTAAAGCGACAGCTTGGTATCGAAATTAAAGGTATCCATCCTTTCTTTGTTATTAAACTGCATACTACTGTTTTGAAAAAAGTATTTCAATTTTTTGAAAAATAACTTAAAATCAATATTTAGAAATACTATATTTTTATAATAATAAGTACGTTAAATTAGATATATAAATATAGAATTTATTTTTATAGAATGAGACCTCAAGGTTATGAATTTGTTCAATATGTAAAAGTTTGTTTACCAGGATTTTTTATTAAAAAAAAAATTTTAGATGTTGGATCTAGTTTACATAATAATGAAAGTCATTTTCAAGATTGTGAATACTATATTACTGATGTTACAAAAGATAACAACTCCTCTACTAGATCACTTATTTCTGCAAAAGATTTAGATTTCTCTCCTGAATTCTTTCATTGTATTGTATGCACTGAATGTTTAGAATTTGATAATTCAATAGAAGAAGCAGTTAAAAATATGTATCATATGTTAAAATCTAATGGATTATTTTTAGTAACATTTCAAAAAAATTCTTCTTTAGATGAAAATTTATTTAATAAAATATTAAATCTAGATCAAAGTTTTTCTTTATGGAATTGTTATTTAGATAAAAATGCTAATGATATTTTATTTTGTGGAATTAAAAATGGTAATGCTTTACCTCCTACAATAAGAGATTATACAAATGAAATTTCTAGATTGAAGAGTAATCTTGTTAAATTAAATGATAGTATTCGTGATAATGTTAGATTAGCATATCAAAAACAATTACAAGACGAAATTTTAAAACAAGAAAAATTAAAACGTAAAGAAGAATTAAAAATTATAGAACAAAAAAAACAACAAGAAAAACTTATTGCTGAAAAGAAAAAGAAAGAAGAAGAAGAAAAAATAAAGTTAGAAAAGAAAGCTGCTGATGATAAAGCTGCTAAATTAAAATTAGAGGGTATTAATATTGGTATTAGACATGCTCTTGCTAGAGAACAAGCGGCTGCTCGATTAAGAGATAGAGCTGATGCACTAGCTGCAAAAATTAGTAAACCAATTACAACTAGTAATTTAGTTGATAGTTTAAGTGATACATTAAATATTAGAAATAAAAATGATGATAATGATGATACAGTTATTTATCTTGATAATTCTAATAATAGTTCTGAAAATAATTCTCCTGGTTTTAATATTTGGGTTGGTGGCAAACACAGAGGTGATATTACAACAGGTGCTGTAAGACTAGAAAAAACCGATACTAATGTTCCAATTAAAATTAATTCATCCGTTTTAGTTAATGATAGTTTATTAACATGGTATTATACTGAAGGAGGGTGGTATAGTTGGGAAAGTCTTTTTGGTCCATTTAAAAATGGACAAACTATATCTATTCCAAAAGTAGTTATTAATGAAAGAGAGAATAAAATTAACTTAATTGAAAAAGAATCTACATTATCTCGTGATAAAATTTATGATCAACTTGTAATTGAAGAAAAAAATGAAGACAGAATAGTTAATGAATTTCATGAAGAAGTTAAAAAAAATGAGCAATCAGTAAATATGTTAATTAGTGAACTATCTACTGATATTAAAAATATGTCTGTAAAAAAATTAAAAGAATATCAAAATAGTGATGAACATGAATTAATAAAAGAAAAAAAGAAAGAATTCTTAAAAAAAACTCTAGAGGAAGCTAATCAATTAGAAGAAGAAGCTAGTAAACTAATGGAAACTAATGATAAAGTTATCAAAAAACATGTTCTTGATTTACCGAATAGACCAGAAATACTAACTGAATATCAAGTTAATCTTATTAAAAAACAAGAACAAATAAGAAAAGAAGCTAAGTTAGCCGATGAAGCTCTACTAGTTCAGCAACCAGATCTTCCAGTTGAAGATCCTTCTGTTGAAGATCCTTCTGTTGAAGATCCTTCTGTTGAAGATCCTTCTGTTGAAGATCCTTCTGTTGAAGATCCTTCTGTTGAAGATCCTTGTGTTGAAGATCCTTGTATTGAAGATCCTTCTCTTGAAGATCCTTCTGTTGAAGTAAAAGAAGAACTACCTAATAATACTGAACAGTCAGCTAATTTTGATACTATTAAAGATGAAATTAAAAATGAATTTGTTAAACAAGAAGAAAAAACTTCCTCTAAAAAAAATAATAAAAAAGGCAGAGGTAGACATATGACAATAAATTAATTAATTAATTCACTATTCGAACCATCCTTCTAAATTTTCTAATAATTGCTTGATTAGTATAAAATTGATTTATATTATAATTATTGTATTATTATAATAATTATGAAAATACTTTCATGGAATGTTGCTGGAATTAGAGCTACTATTAAAAAAGGTAATCTTGATTTTTTAGAAACAAGTGATTATGATATTGTATGTTTTCAAGAAACTAAAGCAGATGAACAACAAGTAATTTTAAATGATAATATTAAAAATATCTATCCATATAGATATTCGAAAAGCACACAAGGTATAACGCAACGTAAAGGTTTTAGTGGTACATCTATTTGGTCAAAAATTAAACCTATTAAAGAATTAGATATTCCCGATATTGACAGTGAAGGTCGTGTAACAACTTTAGAATTTGATGATTTTATTATATGTACTGTTTATACTCCAAATAGTCAGTCTTTAACATCTGAAAGACATATATATCGTGTAAGTTTATGGGATGAATTTTTCTTAGATTATATTAATAACTTAAATAAAATTAAACCTACTATTGTATGTGGTGATTTAAATGTAGCAAATGAAGATATAGACATATACAATCCAAAACAATTATCTAATAAAGCTGCTGGATTTTTAGATTCTGAGAGAGAAAATTTTAAAAAAATATTAAATAATGGATGGATTGATACATTTAGATTTAAAAATCCTAATTTAATAAATCAATATACATATTGGGATCAAAGACATCCTCAATTAAGAAGTTCTAATAGAGGCTGGAGAATTGATTACTTTCTTCTTCCAAATAAATATAAAAATAAAATAAATAATTCTGAAATATTACCAGATATTAAAGGTTCGGATCATTGTCCTATTGCTTTAGACTTTAATTTAAAAAAAAAGAAACTTAAAATATTAAATAATTAATATTATCTTTTATATAATATGCCAACTAATAGATGTTTTCAAGCATTAAATAAAACTATTAATAATGCTGGTGAATTAACTAAAAAATATCGGCAAGAGACTATTTATAAAGAATTACAAGAAAATGCTAGACCTAATAGTGATGGTGGCTCTGAAAGTATTAATCCATTAAAAAAAAATGGTTCTAGATATAATGATAATTTTTTAGCAAAAGGAGGAAGTGTTGGAGGCATAAGAAAATTTAAACTTGCACAAGCTAAAAATTATGAATTATTATTAGATGTTACTAAGGGTAAAAGATTTAATAATCCACTTTTAAATCCTTCTGCTGCAAAAGCACAGATGCTTGCTGGTCAATTTTTAAAAGTTAAATATGATTTACAAAATGCTCCACCTATACAAGCTTTTATATGGACACAAATTACTGCTGGAGACCGCCATCCTGATATGGCTCGTAGTACTAGTAATCGAATTGTATTTCCTGTTGGTGAACCAACATACTATGACTGGAATAGTGGTTCAGCACCTGGACATATTATTGATCCAAAAAATAAAATTTTTTATGCACAATGTTATCATGCTACAACAGAACAACAATTACAAACATATCCTCCTTGGTTTAAACATACTGTTTCTTTAACAAATACTTGGACTGATTATTATTGGAGAGCTGTTAATGCTCAACCATTACACAATTTTCAATATCCTTCTACTATTAATTTATGGTTTGAAGATCAAAAAATTAATAAAGACAGTCCTAGTAATGAAATAGATTTAGAAGAAGTTGAATATACACCTGCCGAACTTAGTGCTAAATATTGTTCAGGTTCTGATAAAATCATATAAAATTGATTTGAATATAAAATATATTTATATTAATTAAACATTAATGCAATTTTCTGAAGAACAACAACAAGCTTTAAATGATTTTATAAATAATAAAAATATCTTTTTAACTGGACCTGGAGGTTCAGGTAAAACAGAACTTATTAAATATATGGTTAACATTGCACAAAATAAAAATAAATCTATTCAAGTATGTGCATTAACTGGTTGTGCTGCAATTTTATTAGGATGTAAAGCCAAAACTATTCACTCTTGGGCTGGAATTGGACTAGCTTCTGGAGAATCTTTTGATATTGTTAATAAAGTTCTTAATAATAAATATAAAAAAGCTCGTTGGAAAACTATTGATATTCTAATTATAGATGAAGTCTCTATGATGTCAGAAAAATTATTTGATATATTAGATCTTATAGCAAAAAGAGCGAGAAAATGTTTTGATAAACCTTTTGGTGGAATACAGTTAGTGTTTTCAGGTGATTTTTATCAATTACCACCTGTTGGCGATGATCATGATCAAATTACTAAAAATTTTTGTTTTGAAAGTTCTAATTGGAAAAAAACTTTTAATTCTACAATTAAATTAACAAAAATTTTTAGACAAAATGATTTAGATTATACTAAAATTCTAAATCAAATTAGAGTTGGTAAATTAACTAAATCTTCTTATAATAAATTACTAGAAAGAGTTAATCTTGTTAGAGATAATAATGAAAATAAAATATTACCTACTATTTTATTACCTAAAAAATATGGGGTTGATTTAATTAATAAAACCGAACTATCTAAGCTTACCGGTGAAGATTACATATTTAATACTACTAGAGTTGATATATCTGAACTTTCACTTACCAATGATGAAATTGTTGAGTTTGATATTGCATCCTCCCAGTTTAAAGAAAATGAATATAATAATTTAACTGAAAATATTATGGCTGATAAAAATTTACTATTAAAAGTTGGAGCACAAGTTATGTGTATAGCTAATATTGATATGGAAAGCTCACATCCTATTGTTAATGGTTCACAAGGTATTATTACTGAATTTAAAAATGGATTACCTCTTGTTGAATTTAAAGATGGACAAAAAAAAATTATTGGTTATCATAATTGGTCTAGTGAAAATATTAAAGGTGTTGCTATTAAACAAATCCCACTAATTCATGCATGGGCTATCACAATTCATAAAGCTCAAGGTGTTACTCTTGAATTTGCTGAAATTGATTCAGGATCTAATATATTTGAAGCTGGACAAACTTATGTTGCATTATCTAGAGTTAAAAGTCTATCTGGATTGTATCTTACTGCTTTTAATCCACAAAAAATTAAAGTTAATCGTAAAGTTATCGAGTTTTATAATTCTATTTAATCTTTCTTGATTTATTCTTTCTTTTTCTCGGAGTTATTCTCATAAATTTTTTTTTTGTATTATATGGTACACAATAATAATTACATATTTTAGAATAATTTATATTACCATAATTTTTGTTAGCTTTTTCTAAATTTGTAATTATGTTTCCAGATGCATCTACTCTTGTTGCTGGAGTTCCTCCATCTTTGTGACTCCATTTTCCGTTATCATCTCTTCTATAAAAATGATAAGTATTTTTTGGATCAATTGCTAATGCACCCATATAGTGTGTTTTAGGACATTGTTTTTTTACTGTCGTTCTGTAAATATATTTATTATCAGCTTTTATTCGTTTATCAAGATTTTTACATGTATATTTATTATCATTTGTTATACGTTGGTATCCTGCATAATAACCTGGTTGTGCTGTAGCACAATATTTTTTTCCCTTTTCCAAACGTTTTTTGCAAGCATTTATTGGTCCTTTTTGTATCTTATTTAAAAAATATGAATAACAATTATGACTTTTACGAAGTGCTTTATAAGTATTCCATTTTTTTGGTTCAAATATTAATCTTTTACGTGTTTTATTCATTATATATATTATTATTATTATTATTATTATTATTATTTATGTATATAAATGTTCAAAAGCTAATGTCATTGACCAATCCATATTATTTAAATCTAATATTCTACCATATTCATCATAAACTGTAATTGTTAATCTTTGTATATTTACTGGTCCAAAATACTCTCTTGATCTATTTAATTGAGTTGAAAGACCAGGATCATTTACACTGTTATACACTCCATTGCCTATTAAAACTGATGCTAAATTTACTCTTGCTATTATATGTTTATCCATCGCTGTGTGCTCTCCATATGTTGCTACCATTCCTCCTGCAAAATTTTGCTGAAAATCATTTATAGCTATAAATCCATATTTTGGACCTTGAATCATTAATATTCCTTCTGATACCATTGAATATCCTGTTTGAATTGGTGAATTATTTGGTCCCTCTGGTATATTATTATCAAATGTTGATGTTGTCATATCATATTCTGCCACCCTATAACCTAATAACCATCCTAATCTTACTTGAATATTTTCTTCCATACTTAAATTACCATCTATATCTACATTAAAACGAACTATCAAACCATTATAATCTCCAAAACTTCCCAAAAATACAGCACTGGCACCTGCTGGATCTGGTGGTTGTGTTAATATTGGTTTAGATAATATTGATTTACCTGATGTACGATCCGTTGTAAAAGTTAAGTCTACATTTGGATTTATTGTTCCATCTCGCACTGCACCTTGATTATCTGGACCTGCTGCTGCTGCTGTTGGCTTTTGTGTATTCATTAATCCATTTGTTGAAGGTAAATCTGCAAATGGTATCATTCCTACAATACCATCACCTGAATCACCTATAGTTCTTCGTGGCAGTGACGCACCTTCAGGCGAATTTGGTATTTCAGGAGCAGCAGGAGCTGCTTTAAATTCTCCTTGATTATTTATTGCACCTAATATTCCCATTGATAATGCATTGTTCATTGCTATCTCTATTGGATAACCATTTGATTCTCCTGCCCAACCATTTTCATAATTTCCATCTGGTAATTCTATTTTCCATGCCCACCTTATTGGAATAAATCCTGGATAAGCATTCCATGCTGATCCTGCTGCACCAACATCAGCTACTCCTGTTCCTAATATTAAACGTGCTTCTGCTGGTCCATTAAATGATCCTGCACCTAGATTTACACCATTATTATTCGTACGATATTGTTCTTTTGCTATTAATAAAAATGTTGTGTTTCCCTGACTTTTTGATACTGCATACCATGTGGTTGGCATTTCTATATCAGCAATACGCATAGTAGTTACACGTTTCTCTACCTCTGGTAAAGTTATTGTAAAATTTGTTGATAATGTTTTATAATAATCTTTTCGAAATCTTGTATCTATATTTACTGAACGACTAAAACTTCTTACATTTATAGGATTTAACCATCCTGGAGGTGCACTTACTCCTAATCCTCCTACTCTTCCGTCTAATAAACTTGCTTCTTTTCCTAATATTTCATTTGGATTTGATATTAATACATGCCCATCAACTTCTGTTATTGATACTGGTTTCTCCGACCAAGTACCTGCTTTACCAGCTTCACTATTTATTTTATTTATCAGCATTTGTGCTACAGTATCTATAAAAAATAATATCTGTCTATTTTTTTCTCCCCCTAAATCACCACTTGTAACTAATATATTTAATTGATCTTCTAATTTTTTTTTTGAACTTGTTACTTGTTCTTCATTATAATCTTTTTTTAATTGAAATAATTTTATTAATTCTTCTGGTTTATAAGCATCTATATTCAGATTTAAATTTTCCATTTTAATATAATAATTAAGTATATTTTAAATTATAAATCATAATTATGTTAAATATTATTTATAATTTAATTTCTTTATTCAATTTGATAATAATAAATAGTATCTTATTATAGATAAATATCTATCTACTTATACTTGACCCCTTATACTTAACCCATTATACTTAACCCCTTATACTTAACCCCGTATACTTAATCCCTTATACTTTCTCTTAGTTGAGAGAAATGTTTCTAATAATTATTCAAGTTTTACATAATTGCACAAATACTATAATAATTTAATATTTCTTTACATGTATTTTCACTCTCTTTTTCATCTAATTTTATAGTTGTTAGTAAATTTTTTTCCTCTTCTTTATTATCAAATTTTTTTACTCCTAAAAAATTTTCATCTAATTTGTATCTTTCTAATATTTTATCCCATAATGGTAATAAATATTTTTCTAAATTTTGTTCTTTTAAAACACTTATTTCTTGATACAAAATATTATATTTTTTTGCAAATTTATCTGCACTTCGTTTTGTAACTTCAGAAAATAATATATTATCTATTTTATTTCCTAAAATTATAATTGGTACCCTTTCTTTATTTTTATTCCAAAATGATATTTCTTTTATCCAATATTCTAAATTATCAAAGGAACTCTTTTTTGTAATATCATACATTAAAATTACTCCTGCTGCATCACGATAATATGTTTCTACAATTGATCGAAATTTTTCTTGTCCTGCTGTATCCCAAATATGTAATTTTAATTTATTATTATTTCTATCTTCTACAATTTTTGAACTAAAATCTACTCCTATTGTTGGTGCATAAACTTCTGTATTATTGTTTGTAAGTAATTTTTTTAAAAAAGTTGTTTTTCCTACATTAGTATCTCCCATTAAAATTATTTTTAATAAATAATCTACATTCTTCATTTCATATAATATACGAAAAAAAATTTGTTTTTTTACTACATTAATGGAATGCAAAAATTTAATCAGTTTTTATTTATATTCTGATTTTTGCGGGAGATTCCTAATACTGGTGGACGATTTTTTTCTATTTCTTCATCTGATAATACTGGAATATTTAGCTGGGGTGGACGATTTTTTTCTTCTTTTTCATCTAATAACATTATTGCCATTGCCGAATAATTATGTAAATCTATTAGTGTATCTCTTATTTTTTCATCTTCAACTAAATTTATTCCTTTATTTGTAACACTTGTTAATCTTGCTATTTTATCTCCGATTCTAACTATTACTCCTACTGAACCATAATTTGCAAAAGCATCACCGTAATCTGCATTTTTTTTTTCAAATAATTCAGCTGCCTCTGCTTGTACTTTAATTAGTTGTCCTAACCGGTCTTTTTTTATTTCTTTTGTCATTATTGATTTAAATTTATCCTATTAATTTTAAATCAATTTTTTCATATTTTATCCTCTACCACAACTTCCACACGATTTTGCGCCCTTCAAATGAGCTATATTTAAATTAAATTTATTTGCATCTGCTATTGGCTGTCGTAGTCTAGCTAAATACATCTCATCTTGCTGCTTTTTTATTATTGCATCAATCTTTTCTTGTTGAATACTTTTACGACTAGGTAAATTATTAAATTGCATTACACAACTATGAGGCATTATTTATATTTTAAAGATAAAATTATAATCAACTAAATGTATTTATTATTACTTGTTTTTGTGGAGTTCTTCCCGATACAGTTATTTTTAAACCATTATCACTTACTACTACTTTTTGCCATTCTGGTTTAACACATATATCATCTTGACCTTCTAACTTATATATATACTCTTTTTTTAAAAAGTCACTATAACCTTTTGAAACATATAAATCTCCTTTAAGTGTTACTACTGCTATTACCATATCTGATTCATTTACTTCTTGTGGTTTACTACAACCTATATCTATTATTTCATCTCCTGCTACTACATTATCCCATGTAACACTGCCATCAAATTCAATAAAATTTTCACCACCAATATTATTAAGTTTTAAATCAAATTTGTATACTGTTTTTTTTGATGCAACTACTACTGATAATCCATTATATCTTAGTAAATCTATCCCTCGCCATTCATCATCCTCACTCAGCTGGGAGGTCGCTGAAAAATCATCTATTACTCCATTCACCAGCTGTGGACGACAACATGCCCACTGTGCTCTTCGATTTATACCTCTTATAGAATTATTTTGTAATAAATGAATTATTATGTTATTTGGATTTATGTCATTTGGAAGGTCACCTACTGCTGAATATTTTATATTGGCACAATTATCTGTAATATTTACATTTCCAGCTGCAGCTAAAACAGTCCATTCACCATTTGTTTTATCCAAATAAATTGTAGATGAATAGTTAGGATTTTCTCCTTTAAAAGTAATAACAGCTCCATTACTACTAGCTACATTATCGGCTGTATTAAAATTATTTCCTATAGAAAAACTTGTAGGAAATAAACCACTGCGTGGTTCATCAACTTGACCATTAGCTCCTCCATCTTTCCAACTATCATCTTCTAAAACTTCCCATCCAACTTGCCCTGGATTATTTTTTTCTCCTAATATCCACTGCCCATTTAATTTATATAATAATGTAAAATAATAACCAAAATTACCAATTACTGTATTTACACTATATTGATATGGTGGATTAAATGAATTTCTCCAATCTGCAGATCCATCTAAATTCCATAAATTTAAAGCCCATCCAAATTCTCCTGTTTTTTTAAAAAAAGTTTGATTTATTTCTGTTTCCCATAATGTAGCAGAATATATTTCTTGACTTCCAAGACCAGATTTATGACCTTTACTTAGTGATGAAAATTGAGTATCACTAGGAGTGGGTTCTATTTTATAAGGTGTCATACGATAATTTAAATCTACTAGTAAGTCTTGATTACAATCATCAAAATCACATCTAGTAACACAAGGAACTGGAGGTGGCTGAGGATCTGGTGCTATATTTAATACACATGCACATACTGCTTCATCATCTGGATTTATTATATTAAATGTTCTAATTTTATTTCCTCTTTTTGCTTTATCAGCAATTTCTGCAGGATAAATTGAATAATTACTTCCTTTTAACTTTCCCAAATATCTAGCATAAGAATTATGTTTTATATCTACACCTTCACCTCCTGGACCTACTCCTGGTTTTAATGAAGTTTTTGTTGTTTTTGTTGAATTTCCATAAGATGGAAATTGATTTTCTTGAAATGAAGGTTTTGCTCTATCACTACTTTGGTCCCAGTTTACAAAATTATATTTAAATAAAGGTGTATTATCTAATTCACTTAGTCCTCTTGTACCTACTACATTTAATGAGCTTTTCTCTCCTTGATATAAACTTGAAGGTACTCTAACTGTACCCCATATGCGTTGTTGCTCAATCATATAGTTATTTGGTACTGTTATAAATTCGCTTTTTTTATTAAAATAAATAATGTCTGCTGGTTTATTTTCACAATTTAAACATTGTACATCTGCATATTCTATTGAACTATTTTTATCTTCTTCCCAATCACATTCTATATAAGCTGAACCTGGCATATATATTTATAATTATATATTAAATGTTTTAATAACGACATCATTTTGATATCTACCTACTGCTGTTAATTTATCTCCACTATCATTTATTGTTACTTTTTGCCATTGTGGAGTAGCACAATAATCATCTCCTATTTTAAATTCGGTGTTTTTAAAACTTACATATCCAGCACCTGTATTTACTTCTCCAACATATAGTTTTCCTGGTAATGTTACTATTGCTATTTTAGATTGTAATTCATTTATTTCTTTTCTTTGAGCACAAAATCCTATTACTGTTTCATTATTTATATTACTTTGTAAATTTATTTCTAATTTTATTTCACATAAATTAATCCATTCTCTGCGAAGCCTTCCTCCCAAAAGGGGATTATTTGGAGGCTGTGCATCAGGTATTATATATTGTGATGGTGCTTGGGGTGATGCCGGATCTAGTACTGGTGTATTTAGTTTTACTTGTGTTATTATTCCTTTTGTTGTTATAGCAACCGCATATTGTCCAGCTAAATCAGTTAAATTAATATCAAACCATTCCCCTTGATCTAGAGCGATTAATTTTATTATTCCCCACCATCTAACTTGATCATTTTCAAAATTTGTTGGAGCATTATCTGTTACTCCTTGTGGAAATCCTACTACCCATGCTGGTATATCACCACCTGATCTATCATCTCCATTTGACATGCCCTTTTGTATTAAATGAATTACTGTATTATTAGGATTTCTATCACCATTTACAGGTGTTACCGTTGTTCCCATATTTGCTACTTTACCTACTGCTATATCAGTTGTCTCTCTAAATATTTGATAGAATCCTAATCCTCCAACATTAGGTGATACTTGCTTATATTCATCTAAATCTACCTGTCCTTGATACAAAGTTCCTGCTTCTATAGGAAAGAAGCCTAGATCACCTGAAGTAAAAGTTATTAATCCATGTTCACAACCTTCAGTACAATCATAACTTGTTACTTCATCTTCTAATGGAGGATTATAATCATATGGATTTGAACCTGGAAATTGTTGTTCTTGCCATCGATTTCCATCATAATTAGGTGGTCCGCCAATAGGTTCATCTACATCTGCTAGGAAAAATAATCTTTTTGTACCTCCTTGGTCATCTGGTTGACTCCATAATGTTACATATGGTGAAACAATTGAAGCATCACCTCTTACTACTACACCATTTACCATTGCTTGTCTTCCAAAAAAAGAAGTTGCTTCAAATGATAAATGAAAATCTTCGCCTGCTTGATTATTAGCTGTATTTTCTTGTAAAGAAACGTCCCTCTTTATCCATGACATACCATAATTTTTACTTATATATATATAACTTTTACCCCATAAAGTAGCCATTATATATTGTCCTGTTTCATTTGTAGAAACAGATGAAAAGTTAACTGCGACCTCATTTACTGGACTGTATTGAAAATCTATTGCATAATCTGTCATACCAACATCTACATCAATATATGGGTCACAATCATCAAAATCACAATTACATATTACGGGATAAGGTGGGTCTGGTCCTGGCCCTGGTCCTGGTCCTGGTCCTGGTCCTGGTCCTGGTCCCGGATCAACATTTAATACACATGCACATGCTGCCTCATCATCTGGATTTATTATATTAAATGTTCTATTTTTGTTTCCTCTTTTTGGTATATCATCAAATACTTTGGGATAAGTTGAATAATTACTTCCTTTTAACTTTCCCAAATATCTAGCATAAGAATTATGTTTTACATCCACGCCTTCACCTCCTGGACCCACTCCTGGTTTTAATGAAGTTTTTGTTGTTTTTGTTGAATTTCCACGAGATGGAAATTGATTTTCTTGAAATGAAGGTTTTGCTCTATCACTACTTTGATTCCAGTTTACAAAATTATATTTAAATAAAGGTGTATTATCTAATTCACTTAATCCTCTTGTACCTATTATATTTAATGAGCTTTTCTCTCCTTGATATAAACTTGAAGGTACTCTAACTGTATCCCATATCCGTTGTTGTTGAATTTTATAATCATTTGATACTTTAATTAATCTACCACCATTAACAAATTCAATTATTTCTCCTGGTTTATTTTCACATTTTGAACATCCTTTATTATTATTTTCAATTATTGTCATATTACTGTGTATATATATTATATTATATTGAATTATATAGAAAAATTTTGTATTATGGTAGTACCATTTTGTTTTCGTCCAGCTAAAGTTATTGTTCCACCATTTTCAGATTAGGATTTAGCCC